TGGCTGAAATACACCAATTGCTCTCAGTACAAATATTTTTTGAAATAGAATCTCATTTTAAAAGGTGGGGAATGAGACAGTTCACCCACCAGTTTTTACGTCACTAGTGTCCAACTACACTATCCCTAAATAGGGACTTCGGGGATCGCCCGCGTGGGAATACAATTATGCAGCAATACAAGAAATATATAAACGCAAAGTAAGATCATGCAAGATCACACATAAAAGACGCAAATGTTTTGGGATTACCCCCGGGTGTTAGCGCACACCCTACACCTCGAGCCCGCATCAGCATGCGCCCCGAGCAACTCCTCGTATGTTGGAAAGGTACTTTTTTGAACAAAATTCTCAAGCCCGCTTCTCGCAACAATACGCTTCATTTTGATGACATTATCATCGAACACATCAATACCGTATTGGAAAAATTCACCAATAGCTGAACGGATTGATTGCATGGCCTGCTCTTCAGAGCAGACTGATCGACTTGCAACACATGAAGTGAGCATTTTCTCGATGGAGTCCCACTCCAACGGACAAGCAATGCGTCCCTCAGTGGGAACGAATCGACGCTTCAAAAAAGATGCCTCGGAAATATGAATGTAAGGTACGGATTCAGATTCCTTGTCAGCCATTGTGTAGACAACGTCATACTTGGCCAATTGACGAGAAATCGTAGTATGATTAAACCAAGGAGTGCATTCAGACACACCAAAGATATTATCATCGCCATAAGTCATTAGAGCCACATGCTCTTTGAAGGATGAGACATCATGTAATGGATTCAGCTCCATATAGATATACCTCAAATACAGTGAGTTGACAATACAATTCACAATGACTGTCAATGCATGGCCCGACGGATTGGATCCGAAGAATTCCACAAAGTCACCCTGTACATCTGTAAGGGGATAAGCTACATCGTGTGCAATACACAAGATAGCAAGTAGATCCTCTTCAGATCTTCCAGCAGCACGCAAAACGCGAATGATCACATCAAAAGCGGCCAGAATGAACAAAGGCGACATACGCTTATCAAACTTCGCATAGTCACCAGCCACAATACGATCTTCACCAAATTTTGTGATGTGATTGTAAAGGTGTTCCCATTCACAACTGTTGCAATTCAAGCCAGGGGCTCCTTCAAAGATTGTGTGATTCAATTGAAATACGCGCACAAAAGACAGTAACTGTTGTCGCATAACAAATTGCCACGCAGCTGGACCACCCATGAAGCCACGAGTTTTCTTGATCCTGATCTTTTCTTGAGATACAGGTTCATCTTTCAAACTCATAACGAAAACAGGCATATACCGCTCACCGCGAGAATAAACATCACGGATTAAACGAATCTCTTCTTGAACTTCCTCAACATACTGTACAGCATCCGCCCATTCATCCACTTCCTCACAAGGAACAATAAATTGTGCTTTGGATTTGCGATATGGGTAACCCATACTAGTTTGTCGATTGATTTTGTCCAAGAATTTCACACCCGGATAACCATTCATGGTAGTTTTATCATCCAACTTGATCAACTCAGAGAGTTGCTCAGTATTCAAGTTTTCAATGATATCATCGGCAAAAGATTGAACGCACTCATCCAAAACTCCCTTATCAAAGAGATAATTCTGAGTCAGAGTGGGTTCGACATTTTTATGCCAAACCTCTGGTCCTTTCATTACGGGTTGACCGTGCTTGCGCTCAAACCCTTCTTGCTGGGCAGCTTTGGCAATGAATGTTGGGCCAACACGTGACTTCATACATTTCCTAAAAGAACTACGGGGAGTACTTCCGTAAACATGAGCTTGTCCTTCATCCGGCCAATACAACACCGATTTTGGATGCAATTTGCCCAAAGGATCCACCAGCTTCGGTTCACCACATTGGATTTGTGCACCAAAAAACATAATGGCATTGTCAACATCCTGAGCCAAAACTTGATTAGCTCCAGTTCGACGACCTGTCAAAGTCTGGTGCATACCAAGAATAACTGGCCCTAATTGAGTCATACCAATAAGAGGCGATCCACAATCTCCGAAAATAGTAGGAGTCTTGGGGCTTGATGTGCACACTGACATTGTACGGTTCACAGGTTGCGGAATCATCCTTTCCTCCATACGAATTGCTTCAACATCATTGATTTCAGCAAACTTACCAAAGCGATGGTGCACATAAAAACCATTGCACACCAATCCTGGAGCAGGGTAACGCATGAACAATTCAGTCGTATCCATCTTAGGTGGTAAAACACACCAAAAGAATGCAATATCTTTTTCAGGAATACGATAAATCATAGATTCGGATAGAGTAAATGACACATTCTTTCCCACATTGCCCGTACTGGGCTCTTGGGACAAGTAAACTGTCATTTTCTCCGCACTCGGGATACAATGATTATTGGTCATATACACATGTCCCGCGACACACAAAGCTGTAGCGGGATAGTGATAAGCATCAGCTCCTTCTCCGACTTGTGTCTTGATTGCCACCACATTCGGTTGCATCTTGGCTTTAATCTGATCAATACTCAAAGATTGCCAACCTCGACTTTTTGACGGAATCTGGAATTCAGAGAGAATCAACTCTTCTTTAATCCAAGGATTGGGTTTGTCATCTTTTTCAAAGGTAGAAGGGACTGTACCACACGTCTGCACCGCAGGACTAGGCAAAAACTGCTGAGTAATTAAACTCGTAGTTTTCCAAATCCCCCAAACAGACATCAACAATGCACAGAAGCCAACAATCTTCATATCAGCAAACAATTCATATATCTGAGACCCTAGATCTCCAAGAATACGTTTGAATTTTTTGAACTGATAGAGAATCATCAAATCAGATGCTTTTTCTAAAATAGAATCTGCAGCACCCCAAGCTGAGACAGCTACTCCACATGCCATGCATTTTGCAAGAGCGTGAATACCCATCCATGTATCATCAACCCAATCAAGGGTCTTAGTGATCATAGAACGTTTATCTTCAAGCAGACTCTCAAGTTCAGAGTCAGATATTTCAAAAGAGCTACCCGCTGCGACTTCATTGTCATTCGCATCAAAGAAAAGGGGCTCGATTTCACGCTCAGAATCAAAGGGTATCAAGAATGAGTTGGCATCATTTGCATTCAATTGATTGCGAATTTTGACCATAGCATCCATAAACTCCTGCTCAGTTGAACATCCTGCAAAGAGTTCTTGATATTGTTCATCAGATACCTGCAAAGTACATCGCCTAGGCTCACTCACACCATTAAGATTCGCCATAGCAACAAAATCGCGATACATCTTGTCCTTGACAGCAGACATATCAACACGACCAGCTTGAACTTCTTCACATACACACGATTTGATAGGCAAATAACACTTCTTGCAAATTGGTATATGAGCCATTTGTGTGGCTGCAAGTGCAGCCTTCAGTTGATTCTTCTTGAATTCAACTGAAATATTAGAGAAGTATTGAACAAAGTCATTGATCTCTGTAAAACGCAACTTGCGAGAGAATTCAATATTCATTCGTTCCAAGGGTTTGAAATTCTTTATTTCCTTGTTCACAGGTTCACTGTTGATTGATTTATTCTCTTCATCATGAACCTTGACTTTCAATTCAAGGAGATCAATATTCCAAATATTCTGATACTCGCCTTCTTCAACCAATGCTTTGGATGTGTCCAGCATGGATGTACCTTCCAAGCGATATTCATTCTTCAGAGACAGTGAAACCACAAATGGAAATCGACGGCGTACTGCAGCAGGACAGGCAAAATAACTCGAAGCATTCAAATCAGAAACATTCGTAGATGCCAAAACAAGCTCAGGGCGTACGGG